TCCATCCACCAGCGTTTCTTACACTTGAAGTTGTTTCTGTTGTTCTGACTGTAGTGTCATTAAATTCAAATCCAGTCCAATTAGTTTCCCATGCATTCCATACAATAGGAGCAAAACCAGTTTGTGGATCAAGACCCTCAGTTTGTTCAAGAAGAGCAATTGTAGATGTGTAATCACCTTCAACATCAATAACTTTGGCATCCAATCTTACAGTATCAACCCATGTGTCAGAAGCAGGATTAAGTTCCATAGTTCCTTGCCAGAAACTAATCAAGAAAGGAGTAACACTTTCAGTTCTAGTGGCAAAGGGTTGATTGATATATTCAACTTCACTATAATCAAGAGTGATTACGTCATTTGCCTTTCTTACATTATTGCCTTCAATAGTGGCAAAGTTAAGATCTGCGGTTGGATCTGTGTTAACGACTGGACCAAAAATAAGATCAACTGAATTAGTGTAGTGTCTTGGTCTTAGTTCTTTATGTGCTCTATCAATACTATTTTTAATCTGTGCTTTAGTTTCTTGTGCATTAAATCCAGTAAAATTATCAACAAAGAAACCAGATTTGAATCTATTCAGACCATCGGAATCTGCAACAAACATATTTGCAGTGGTGGCTTCTAAATTGGAGAGTGATGTATAATACTCAAGACTTGAGATTCTATTCTCAAGTTTCTTGATATCTGACATCTTAAATCTCTTATGTTCTAAGAATCTAAGAGATGCGTGCCTAACATCATACAGATATGGTGGCAGAGTAACTTCTGCAATTTCTAAAGCTTCATCAACTGGATTTGGTGATTGAGGAGCATCTGCTGGAGTTCCATAAACAACTTGGAACTTACCCTTCTTGTCTAAGAAAACTCTGTCAACCCTACCTTGATAATATGAGTATGTTGTAAGAATTGCTTCATCTGAAGATAATGGATTAGTTGATGAATTGCCAGATCCATCAAACGTTCTTCCAAAGAATTCTAAGGGAGATCTAGATCCTTCAGAAGGAGTATAATCAGAGACTCTTGGACGAATATCAATGATATCTGAATTAGAAAATCCATTTACAGATTTGATTTCCTTTCCATAATCAAAATTCTTATATGACTCTACTGTTGTGATATCACCATTATCTGTGGAATCATATGAAGCACTCATAAAATAGATTTTTAACTTCTTAGACGGTGCAGCTGCTCCTGCCTTTCTCTGTAATCTTCCATGATCATAGAAAGTTTCTTCCTGTCCAGTTCTAAATTTATAATTGGCAGAAATATCAAAACTATCTGAGTTTAAAGTAGAAACAACTGCTTGTAATCCACTTTCTTGGAATACAACTGTTTCACCCTCTAAAAGTTGAATATCATTCTTATAGATAAAAGAAATTTGACTAGAAGTTAATTTCTCTGCAATAATAGCTTCTGCACCTGTTGTTTGACCAACAAATGCTTCTCCTACTAAAAGTTCTCCAGTTGTGGTAGATATACTATTGATATCAATGAAGGAAACTTTTGGTGCTGTTGCATTATCTGTATCTGCAGATTCAAAAACACCATGAATTTCAATCACATCAGGCACATTTAATGAAATTGTTTCGTCCTGAACTCTTGTACCAAAGGCATAATTTCCATAGGTGAGTCCATCGTTAAGAGTGGTTGATCCAATACCAGATGCTTGACTGCTTGACTTATCAATAACAATAGATTTGACTCTGTTTTTGATTTTTATCTTTGAAGAAGGTTTAGACTTCCTCATAGAAACAATCAGTGTTGCACCAGTATCATTAGATCCAAGACCGTAAATATTCAGTCCAGTTCCTGCAGAATCAATTTCAATCTTATCTGATGATAATGCTTCTGTAGTTCCGTCAGATCTAATCAGAGCATATCTTTCTTCATCAAATGGTAAGAAAGTTTCATTAGTGTCTGCTACTACTTGAGCAGAAAGTTGATTTGAAGTGATATCAACACTGAAAGTTTTTCTAATTGTTAAGAAAGCACTTGTAAGATCAACAGTGGCAATATTACTTTTTGGTAAATGAGTGTACAGTGTATTATCACTAGATGAATCAAGTTTAGTGGTTACTAATCTAAAATCACTAACATCAATATTTGCTGATGGAAGAGCTCCTGCTACAACTCCAGGAACAGGAGTGACTGCTTCTATTTCAATACTATTAGTACCAACACTAGTAACTCTGGACATTGTTGGGTCAGTCAGAGTTGCTGATGAATTTGTATATTCTACAAGATCTCCAATTTCAAATGCAGTTGGGAAAGCATTATTAGTGCTTCGTACTGTACTAACTCCACCAGATCCTGCAGTAATTGTTGCTATGCCAATGACAACTGATGTTGACTGAATAACATCAGCATTGAAAGTATTAATGCCTGTATTACGATCATTGGTGGCATATACTGACTTAACATCAGAAAGATTGCACGATGTTACTGCAATAGCAATTCTTCCGTCAGGGATTCCATCAAATACTAAAGATTCGTTTTGTATGAAATCACCTTCGACTTCATAAACATTCAAAGCAGTTGAATCTGAAACAGCATCCTTCAAGAATCCTGTGGCACCACTACTTGCACCTTTGATGAATGTAGGCACTGAAAGTGTTGTTGCCTGATTAAGGGAAAGTTTAGTAATGGTTTGTACATCATAAAGAGCAAGATCCCATTCATTTAAAGTGCTATTATTTGCATCATATGATCCAGACTCAAGTCTATAATCATATACTCTTGCAACACCAATTTCCGTTCCAGGTGCTGAAGTATCAGAAGTTACACCAATTCTTTCATCTCTAAGACTTACAACGTAAGTATTACCAATTCCAATATCAGGTGCTCTAAGAGTTCTGTTTACTCTGAGAGTTGGTCCAGTGTTGTATATGATCGATTGATCGTCAATTGTTTTAGTTGTTCTTGGTTTTGGAACATCGATAAATGTAGCACTAGCAACATCGATGTCATATCCACGAACAAATGCTCTACCTGGAGAAAACTTATATAATGCTAAGTCATCTGTAGGAATTTTACCACCATACGTCAATTGACCAGAGTTGAAAACTCCTCTATTGCCTTTTCCATCATTTAGTGATTCGTGAACAGAAAGATCAAATGCCTTTACATAGTAATCACCTGATTCTGCGTATGTTCTTCTTGCAAGAATATCAGTCCAGTCTTTAAATCCTGGTCCTCCACCAAGATCACCTCTCCTGGTTTGAGATTTAATCTTTCCATCTTCAATAATAGACAACTCAACAAACTGATTATCATCATAATCAGTCAGAGGTTTTTTAAACAGGCTTACAGATATCTTAAGTCTATCTGCACCTGGTGCAGAGTAGTTATTAAATCCCTGAGAATTGTCATTCAGAGTTTCATCTGCATCTGCATTGACAATCTCTTCATTTACAAAGAGACCAACTCTATAGTTGGGAGTATCTCCATATTGATCAAGAATTAGTGTTTCAGTTTGTACGTTTACAAAATGCCCATGAACAAAGTAAACACCCTCCTGAATTTGGAATGCTGATCCAGTAGTAGCAGCTTCATTTGCAATAGTCGTTGCAAATGGTGATCCAGCAGCAATGGAAGAGTTTCCAAGAAGACCAGAAGCAATAACAGTATTACATGTCAAATTTTCTCCGTCTGAGAAAGTTTGAGTAGAATTATTTGCAGTACTAGAATTAAGATAGTTGATATAAAGAGTCAGATTTCCTCTTTCAGAATCCTCAGGAAGAAGAACTTTATCTACAACAGCACTTACCCCAGAAGTTTCTCCAGTAATTCTTGTCCCAACTAATTGTTCAGCATATGCAGCAACAGGAACTCCGAGGTAAGTGTTTTGCAGTTGAACACCATAATACAGTTGAGTATATCCAGTGTTACCTGGAATTACTTTAGCACCCTCTTTGAAAAAGTGTTGACCAAATTTCTCAATCTGGTTCTGAAGAATTGACTGTAAAGTAGTTAACTCTCTAGCCTGAACCGGATATCCTGGTTTAAACAGGACTCTATGGTAGTCGTTAGCAGGATCAAAGTCGTCAAAATATGGAGCTACATTGAGATTTGTTTGCTGGGACATAATTCTTTAGAACTGCAAAATGATTTTGATATCTTCTTTTTGGTTAGATGATCTGGTAATTGAAGGTCTGTTATCAACGTAGATAATATTTCCTGCATGTTTTTTAACTTCAGGACCTGCAACTCCACTAGTAAATGACTGACCAAGATAATATGTCCTATTATTTATTATGGTTGTTATACCTGTAAAGGACGTATCGATAGCAAGGTTAGATCCACTCGAAGGAACAATAGTGACACTTCCTCCAGCATCTGGAGAAGCAGTAAATTCCTTCAAATCAAATCCATAAGTTGGGTTTGTAACTCCAATTCCAGTAGAAGTAAATCCTACAATAGACTTATCTTGCCAATATTTTAAGACACCCGTTGTTTGATCATAAGTAACAACTCTACCGACTGCAGTAGATCCTGTAGCAACAGTTTGAGTGAAATAAGAGTCTGCAGTAAACGTTGCAGAACTATATCCAACTCCAGTTAATTTAAGTGCATTAAGAGCACTTGCTTTATCTGAGGTCAACACAGTTCCCGAAGAAACTTCTGGATTTTCAACTACACCAACTCTTGCAATTTGATTACCTGTGATGAAGTCTGGATTTTCGTTGTCATTCTCAATTCTAGAATAAAGTAAGACATTATATGCACCAAGTTCTCTATAAACATCTGCACCATGACCACCTTGAGGTGACATGATAACATCGAAAGTTGGAATAGTTGTTCCTGTAGGAACTCCACCTCCCTGTAAATTAATACTTCCGTAACTATATCCAGATCCTTGATTAGAAACAGTTACCCCACTAATCTTAGAGTCTGCACCAACAGTGACTGTACACTCTGCCCCAGTTCCATCACCTTGAATAGGAACTCTGGTGTAAGTTTGATTAGCAGTTCCAAGTCCAACACCTGCATTGGTTACAGTAACAATCTTAATAGATCCATCTACTGCATTATCTCTAACAGCAGCATTATCAGATGATGTTGACCAGTTTGCAGGAACTGGCATGAAATCAGTTGATTCAAATTTTACAACTTCAGTTGGTTTAATAGTGTACAGATATTTCCATATATAACCATCACCACTAGAACCAGCAGATCTTGGTTCTAAATCAGTAAATGTTGGTTCATCCAGGGATGGTTTACCATTTGGATTGTTTGGATCTGTTCCATTCTGTAAACAAACATAAATTCTGAAATCACTATTCATTACATAGTAAAATGCAGAATATAAATTTGTAGCACCAGAAACTGATGCAGTGTTGGTCACACTGTAATCATGACGGTACATATCATATGTTGTACCGGATGTCCAAGTTCTTTTTGGAATAACTTGTCTAACATCAGACGCATTGATTTTTTTCAATGCGACCATTGTATCCCAATAATCATTTTCCTCACGGAAGTTATCCTT